TGAAGCGTAAAGAAGATCTCCAACCGTGTACGACGTTTGCCCCGTTCCACCCTGCGCTGCTGTCACAGCGGCATTGTCGGTCAATATAGTCGCCGATGCGTTGGGTAGGGTAAATGTCTTTGCTGAAGTAGTGGGGCCAGTAAATTGTGTGAACCCGTTATTTGTGCCGCCACGTGATGCCGCCAGGATGCCTGACCAACCAAGCGTTAGGCTTGTGGCGTTGAGCAGGGACGTTGTTGGGCTTCCGCCTAATGTCAGCGTCACATTGGTGTCATCGGTCTTTGTCAGCGCTCCTGCGCTTGTGTAAGACGGTGCGCCACTTGATCCTGTGGCGTTGCCTAAATAGGTATTTGCGCCCGCGTTGCTCAAGGCAAAAGAAAGCGCGGGCGTGGTTGTTGCGTTCGCTACCGACGTTGTAAACAACGGCGAAAGGTTGCCGCTACTGAAGGTAGAAACGGTGCCGCCGCCTGACAATCCAAGCCAGCTTTTGAATGCGCCCAATGTTGACACAAAAGCGGTATCGCCTTGCTCAAGTTTGATTTTTGCTCCGCCCCAAATCGTAGGCTGCGCGATTGCCCCGAATGACGCAAGGGCGAAAAATAAGATAATGAGTTTTTTCATGTTGTGCTAAAGGTTATCGACAAACCAAACACCCGTACCGCCTGAAAAGCGGCATGTGCAGTCAATCGAGATTTTTCCGTAAATGATTTTTGTTGTTGACCCATCATAAAAAGCCTCCGTGCTTGACGGGTCTATGGTCACGCTAAAAGCGTCTGAACCGTTCCGAATAAACTTGAAATGTTTGGTGTCGTTTGTCGAATTGCAGGAAGGCAGCCCAATTGTTATATTTGCCGACAAGGTGCCTATAAGCACTTCATTTACCGCCGTTGTGATCGTGCTGCCAGATGTTACGAACGTGTAAGGGTTGCCCCACGACGGTTCCCATGTGGTGCCTGTCCAGGATAGTACTTTTGGTGTAACTGCGCTTTGTTGGGCAATCTTTAGCGGGCTACCGCCTGACCCGTCGCCGTCAATAGTCGCGTCTGAAGACACCGTTCCGCCGCCGCCTCCGCCGCCTGGCGGGTTTAAGTGCCGCCATTGGCCGCTCCTGTATCTGTATAGAGAATCGCAGGCATTTATAGCAAATTCGCTCTGCGCGTAACCTGGCGTGTATGCGGGTGCAAGGCACCCCGTTATATTGTCAACGCCCTGGGCGACTAGCGTCCAAGAAGAAGAAGTAGTGTTCCACATATACACACGCCCCGTTGTAAGGTCGAAGCGTGTGCGAGATCCTACGCTACCAGGTGAACCGCTTGGCGTTGTTGCCGTGTGTGGCGTTCCGGCGGTAAACTGGATTTGAGAAAACCCGGCATGCGCCCACAGAATGAAAACAAAAAGTGCTGTATTTTTCATCAAAAAGTCCTCATTAGTGTGCCACGCCCTGCCACCTGGTGTGCTGCCCCGGCGCAGTATATTTTGTTTGTGCCAATCGCAAGTACGGCCTCCTCGTTACTGTCGTATTCTACCAGGTCGGCTGCCCATGCATCAATATCAAAATTCCCCCCGTCTGCACCTGGTAGGCCGCGCAAGGAGACGGGAAACTTTATGACCGTCTGGTTTGTGACATTTTTTATTATTGTCTCGGTCATACTTTTATGAATTTACCCTCAAACAGGCATTTTGTGTGCCCGGCTGCGTTTGTGAATGTCAGGTAATACGGGTATTTGCACCCCTTCACATAGTCTGCCAGATCCGCCTTTTCAATTGATACCGTCACAACGTTGTCAACAACCGTGATCCCTGTGCCTATTTCTAGCCTGGTTATTTCTGCTGTAGCGTCCAGCTCCAGGATAACAAACTCAAATTCGCAGTCGGTCAAATCCATTTCAGATTCCGTGCCGTCCGCTGCTACGTCAATAAAAGGCAGCGTCCACACAAAATCGCCGTACTGGCTCTGTGGCCAATCTTTAATATTTGGAGTCTCTCCGATCACGTAGTTCATTTTTGTTTTATTTCGTTGTATTGGTCTTCGCTAATCCACATCAAAAAGTGACGGCAATTGTTCCTGCCCCTGTCAATCAGCGGGTTATACGATGCCAAATGCTTTTTGTCTATCAAGTCCGGGTCTTTTGGCCAATCCCGTTTGGCTTCTTCTTCTGTGAATGCCTTGCCGTTCTTTTTTATGCAAAAATCCCGGCTTGTCTTTATCAATCCACCCTGGTATATGAAGTGCTTTAGCCCGATCTCGTTTTTGAAATGCAGGTTATCAACCTCCCTGACTTTTGAATAAGCATCGTATGCGTAGCTATTCCAGTAAGATTCTAAAGCCCCGTCAATCCCAGCTCCGCCAGAAACGGCGTTTTTAAGCCCCTTCCTGAATGTCTCCAGGCTTTGCCCCGAAACGATGGAAGTCACCACGTAATCCTTTATTTTCTGCCTCACGCTTTCTGCCCTTCCAAGCCTGTACAAAAAACCTTCCTTTGCCAACTTGCCATTTTCGTCTATCCCAATCACCTGGCGTATCAACGTCAAATCTGCTGCAATAGCCGCTACCTTTTCCCGGTCAAAGCCTATGGCATAATAGTATGCCGCGTTTTTACCTGAAATGGCCAATAGTTCGTTTGCGTACTTGCCCAAAATCGCGTCAATGTCAGTCCGCCCAAATTCGTCAAAAACGCGCTCTATCAGGTTTGCTTTTGCCATATTGCCCACACTCCCAACCAAATACCCGTCTTTCACTTTTAGCGCTGGCAATATGTCCGCAAGGATCGCCCGTAGTATGTTTGCCTCCACATCCCTAAGCGAAGCAGAAAGCGCCTTTTGCAGCGCCGTAAAATCGCGCTCAAAGCCGCCGATCCAGTCCGCTATGATCTCAGATATTGACATTCAATTCTGGCGCTGTGTTTCCTGTTTGCTCAACTAATTCTTGCACCTTTGCTGCTACCAATTCCTTTTGCTGCGCATATGGCAGTTTATAGAAATTGTCTACTTCAAACTCCAATTGGTCAAAAACATAGCCCAAATTGGCGTAAAGTATGCGCTGCTGTATAGGCACAAGCGGGCTTTGTGCCCATGCCATTTTTTGTTCTTCGGTATATCCGCTGAACGGGTTGAACCGCTCCCGCACCTGGTACTCGACAAATTCAGCGGGGTTGTCAATGGTGGCTACCCGCATTATGTCCCATTCTATCGCCTGCCTGGCTGCTGGCCCCACTCCTGATTCGTTCGCCTCTTTCATCTCCTGGAATAGCTGCCCCATTGTTTTGAGCTTCATATCCCGATTTACCACGATCTGCGCTTTCAGCCCCGCGTCCTTGCCTGTTATTGTGGCAAACGAATTCACCGTGAAAAGCCAGAATTCGGCATAAAAACGGAAATACTTGTACACAAAATCGTTTGCGTTGTCTTGGTCTAGGTTCTTGCCTGTTGCCGTCTCTGCAATCTCTGTCTTTGTGTACGTCTCAGAGTGAAGGCATGCCGTAAGGCATTTATTTTCAAGCCATTCGGTATAAGCCTTTTGCCAGTCCAGGATTTCAACGGGAGGTGCGATATAATGGTAGACTTTTGAAAGGTCGATCATATCCGCCGCGCTCTCTGGCATGGGGGTAATCACTATTTCCTCAAGTACTGATGTTGGCGTTTTCTTTTTGCCCGTGCCGTGGCATGTGCTGCATGTTGTGCCGTTGTCAATTAGGCCGCCGTTGCACTTTGGGGCGTTACAAACATCGCCAAAGCGGACGGTTAACGGCATTGCCACATTTGCGGCTGTGAGGTCAAGCTCAGAAACGACTTTCAGCGTTTTCATTAACCAGGGCTGCGCAGGCTCGAAAGGCCAAACAAACGTCTGCCCCTTCGTCTTTTTGTCCCGGCGGTAGCCAACGCGCTTCGCGTTGACAAAACCAAGCCCGTGCGCGTACTCTGTGTATATCCACCTACGTCCGTCAATATTCACAATGCCTGGCGCTAATTCCGTGTCTGTTGACCTGCTGCCTACGTTGTCTGGTGTCTGCACCAGCGTTGCCGCCATATTCTTTTGGTAGCAAGTGTATTTTTTTAGCGGGTTGTCCGCGTCTTTCGGGTTTGGCAGGTAGGTTAGTACCGTCAAGTACTGAAGCTCTCCACGGTCATAATCAAAGTCTATCGCGTCGTGCGCCGATGCTTCAAAAGGGTATGGGCTTGCATGCTCAACAACGTTATCAAAATCCTTCCATTCCTGAACGATCCATGTATTTGGGTCGGTAGACTGTAGCTCGATCAATCGCGCCTGGCAAAAGCCGTCTACACCCATCCCGCCCGCATACCCGCGCAGCATTTCCTCCATTGCCATTGTCTTGGCCTCTGAATCTTCGCCATCGCCGTAGTTCAATTCCCGACGGTAAAACGACCTGTAGCCTTTTTCAAGGATAGCAGAAAGGCTGTCAATAATGGAAGGGGTAATCTGTTCTGTAATTTCGCAGCGCACCTTGTACACCTCGGCGGATTCCCGGCGGCTGTAACGCTTCATGTATGCAGATATGCCCACCCCTGTAGAAAGGGCGGTGTATAGCTCTGCGTTTTCGCACACCAGGCCGTAATGCGGGTGCGTTCGCTTCCCGCTTGCTACCTGTATCAGCCTTGCATTGATCGTTGATTGCTGCATATATGAAAAAGCCCGCCCGCAAAGCGATACGGGCGGGCTTTTGTTTTATGGTGGTGGTGCTTACAATACCGTGAAAGGTGACGCGCCAGCGGCGTTGATGCTGTTCTTTGTGGTAAACACGATCTCGCCGTAGGTAAGGTCTGTGCGGCCTTCTGGCACAACCAGATCAGCCCGCATAGAGCCGTTAATTCCTGCGTCGCCGCCCAAAATGACATCATCGTGAACCGTCCACACTTTTTGTTGTGTGGTGCCCGCGTCGCGCAAGGAGATAATAGCCGCCATGTTTTCGGCGGTCATATCGTACACTTTGAAGGTAAGAACCTTGTTGCCCGTTACGGAAAACACCTGGTCAAGCGGGATTGGAATGTCGGTTACTTCGCCAGCGCCCCATGAACCGATGCCGGAAAGCTCCCGGATTTTTGCAGCGCCTACGCCTGGGGCGGTAGATTGGTGCAGCCTGTCTTCCCATTCGTCCGGGTCTTCAAAATCGGTCATTACGTCATCGGCGGTTGGGCGGGTCATAAACAATTTGTAGACCTGGCCTTTTTTTATGGTTTGGCAGGTATCATTGAACGATACCGCCGGGAGTGTGTATGTGCAAGCCATTGAAGTAGTGTTTGTGTTTGCTTTTGTGTAGCAAAAATACTTCCATCATTGCTCGAATTCATGTTTTGCATATGTCGAGCGTGTCAATTTCTAGTACATAATCCTGATGGGCTTGCCCACAGTTGACTGCACCCAATACCTGGCCGCGTCAATAGCGTGGTTCCATTTATCAACAGGCCGCCCGGTCGGGCTTTCGCTGTGCCTGTCTTTCTCCCATTCGTAATTGTCCAGCTCCGCCTTTATATTCTTTGAACGCTCAGTAACAAATAACTTGAAATTTTTCATTAGGTCAAGCCCCGCTTTTATAGACCCTTCGCCTTTTTCCGCCCCTGTAATGTTATAAAAGCCTTTTGCTTTTAACTCTGCGATTGCCTCCGGGTTGCGGTCTGCAATTATCTTTTCAGACTTGCCTACGCCCCGCTGCGCCATCATTGCCGCGCGGCTAGCGCTAGTTAGGTTGTTTTCATATATGACTTCATCAAGGTAGAGGCCGTCGCCGTGTATGGCGCACCTTACAAGCGCCGTCGGGTCTGGATAAAAACCCCAATCAAGCCCTAGCCCATGTTTTTTCGGGCTGTCCGGCATTTCTTTTACAATAGAGTATTCAGGGAAAACAAGCCCTTGCTTCAGGCTGCCCCATTCCCCTAGGGCATATACCCGGTATTCGTCTGGCTTCTTTTCTTTTAGGATTTCAAATTGCCTGTGCTGTTCTGGCGGGCTAAAGTGGTTATCCAGGTAGGTAGTGCAAAGCACAAAGGCGTTGTAAGCGTTCGACTTGAAAAAGTAGTCGTGAATCCAGCTCTCTTTGCTGATCGGGTTGAATGTCAGGTGAATGTGGTTGGGGGCAAGCATCGAGCGCAAGCGTCTGTCAAGTTCCGTAAAGTCTGCGCTGCTGATCGAGCCGCGCCGATCTATTGGCTCTTCCAGCCAAATATCTGTTACCTCTGCAATTGAAGTTACCTTGTCAATGTCATCAAGCCCCCTGGCAAAAAGCATGTTCCCGTTTGACTTGCAAACGATCTTCATGTCCTGTTCTGTAACGGAAAAATAAGCAGAAAGGCTGTAGCGCTTGATAACGTCTTTGAAGAGCTGAAACTGGGACATCCTGATCGTGTCCTTTACTTTCCGGCAATACATTACCCGGCAATATTTGTTTAACAAGCACTTCAACAAAAGCTCGGTAGCTTTCCAGTCTGATTTTCCAGAGCCAGAACCGCCGTAAAGTATTTGAATGCGTTCAGGGCGAAACCTGTTAGCCAGGTATATGTCGTTTGCTACAATTGGGATAAGCCCTGATTGGGCAATCCTTGCCAGTTGATCTTGGCTCAAGCCCTTGCTTTCGCTGGCTGGAAAATAGGCTATTGTCATCCGCCCACTATCTTGGCAATTTTTGCGGCTTGCTCTGGTGATAATTCGGTATCGCCTTCAATGTTTCCAATATTCAGGTTTACATCCTTAGGCAGGGGGTCGGTAGTGTCGAAAATCATTTTGGCGGCTTTTAGCCTAATGTTTGGGTCATCGTCTGTAAACGCATCAAGCACAGCCCGTAGGGCTATGGCCTCCTTTCGGGTCATCTCTACGATCTCCCCATCTTCTTCCATTTTCATTTGCTTGGATAAAAGCCTGTTGAAAATGGCTCCAAGCTGCTGCGAGCCTTTTTGTCTCCCATTGCCATTTCGGCGCTCATCGACACCTGGCTTAAATGGCTTCAAGTTTTCTGGCACACCTCCTTTCCGTGGCATTTTTCACATTTTTTTCACATTAAAACGGAACGTCGCTGTTGCTGCCCGATCCAATCATTCTTTTGATAGTTGCCCGGCGCTTTTGCGCGGCGGTCTTTTTGGTGTTTGATACACCTGATTTTTTCACTTTTGAACCGCTTGCCATAGGTTGTCGCGTCTAACTGATTTTTTTATTGTCCCGTACTTGTCCAGGATTGATTGAAATATTCCTTGGTTGAAGTCGTAAAGTAATGGGCACTCTTCTACCTGCATTTGCTCAATGTTGCCGCTGCTGCGCATGTTTGCGCTCCCATGTATTACTACCTTCAATCCGTCGTGCGTTTCTATGTTAACTATCTTGCAATGTGTCCCGGCTGCTGCAAACTGAAACATATTGTTTTTGTCTAGTTGCTCGTAAATGTATGGCACAAGCCCCCGGCGTTCATGCGCAAAAAAGTAATCGGAAACGATTAGGTTTAGTTTGTCTACAAAATTGCCTTCAACCAGGTTCACTAAGCTATCAACGTTCCCTTGGTGCATTGAAAGCGTTGATACTGTCAGCTCTTTTATGTGCCAATTGTGTTTTACAACCAGCGCTTCTAAAAAGTCGCCTGCAATAAAATTGCCTGACACGATGACAAAAAACCTTGTTCCTGCCTTCACGTCAATATCAGCGGCCAACTCCTTCGCGTATTCATATTTTAGGCACCGTTCTGGAATATCCCGGCATTTTGGAGGCGAAACATATCTGCTTTGAATGCCCATGCCGTTGCCTCTTCCACCGTTAATGCGAAAGACGCTAGGCGCTGGAAATCCTTTTAACTCTTTCACCGCATCCTGATTTTTACGCTCGGCGCTACCACGCCCGGCGATGGCCTAATCGCTGATGGATTACCACCCGCAAGCCAATCCTTGTGCTTGGTAACATCGAACATTTCAACTTTTGGCTTTTGCTTTGTTGCTTCCATACTGCAAATATGCAACTATTTGCAAATTAGGTGCAACTTTCTTGCCAAGAAATTAAAAAAGCCCCGCCGACCTGTTAAGGTGGCGAGGCTTGTAGATATTTAATCGTACTGCAATACGGTTACTAGGGAATATAGGACGCTTTTCAGCAATCCTGATAAATGTGTTACATGGCGTAAAGCAAGGATTGGTGAACGATAACTCTACCTTTAATTCAATGTGCTACAAATGTACGGGGAATATTTTTATTTGGCAAATAAAAAAGCCCGTCGCCCTTGCGGGTAACGGGCTAGCAACTTGAAAGCGCGACCCTATCCAATTTTCACCAAGGTTAAACCGCGCCTATTTTAATATGATTGTTCAAAAGTTTTCCTACACACCCGAGCAAAGTACATTTTCCCCGTAACAAGGGAATCGGTTAGACCTGGCGCTTGCAATTTCATCCTTTAACCTTGCATTCTCTAATTGCAACTGTTCGACGACATTTGCCGCATCGTTACAAAGCTCGTCGAGCTGGCTAAGCGCCCAATATGCCCCAGCTATAAATCCTGCATCAGACAAATCATGTTTTTTTTGCCTATTACCAACCTGCCATTTTTGAGCCGCAAGCTTGATTTTGTTTTTATCAATCATTTTTTTTATTTCTTAAAAAGCCCGCCGCCATTTCGATTAACGTCGCGGCAACGGGCTAAACCCCAAAAAACCAAATGAGTTACAAATATAGGGTATTTCCCAAATACGGCACAACGACTTTTTATTTAGTTTTAAATTCCTGAAAAATACCGCCTAATGGCGATTTGGGTGAAAATATTGGGTTAAGTGTCGACATACGTCAAGCCGCAAAGCGCGGGGGGGCGGAGATTGGCGTTATCTATGGCAAAAAACACCGCAGGAATATTGCTCATCTCCAGCGTCATAGTACGGCGATAGGTCGCCAAACAAGTTATTCTTTTCGGCTTTAATAAACTCTCCCATGCTTGGCATGTTTTGACGGATTCGATAATACTTGCCTCTAATATCTTGAGCGTTTTCCTCTAAAATCCGAACTAGGTTTATTTCATCTGGGGCAAGGTGAACCATTGCTTTGTACTCTTTTTTGCTTTTGAATGGGCAAAAAATGCACCCTCCCCTGCGCATGTATGCTGGGAAATCTGGCTTTAGATCGTGTTCTTCCAGAACATGAACACAGTCCTGGCGGGTAATTCCATCTTCCTGCAAAGGATATGCGTAATTCACATTTGACATTAGTCCGTGGTTGCCTTCGCGGTCGGTTTCGTCGGCGTTCAATCCTATTAGCAACTCGCTTTCTCCCTCATTTTTCAGGAAGTTGTCAAGTGGTGCAATCTTGAAAAGACGGGTGCAAAACCTGTCCCCTCCAGATGGGAAAAAGCGCATACGTTGAACATAATCAGTTAGGCTTGTAACTTTTTCTCCCTTTGCCGTGACGCTGGCACGAAGCCGGATGAGTTCAAAATCTCCGCCGTGCATTTCCTTTAATGCCGATTCCATACGGTTGATGCGCTTGTACATTTCGCTGTGTTCGCTGCCAGTATCAGTAAATACAGCAGTTGCGCCTTTCCCGTACTTAACGCACATTGCAGAACTTTCTACGCCTCCCGAAAATGCAATAAATCGTTTCATAGAAATAAAATTTACAGATAAAACCCATTTTTGATTCATTTTACAACATCCGCCGCCAGCACGTAAACGCTGCCGCCTTCCGCCTTTTTGAGATGTTTGTATTTCCGGTTGAACGTCGCAACGCTGATACCAAGCAGCTTTGCCGCTTCCGTGACTTTCAGGCGCAACGGCAGCTCCTTCCGGGTTTCGATGCTGGCAGTAAAAGCAGATACATGCTTTTTGACAGCGGCTTCGATGAGGCGGTTTAGGTCTGCCTCAGTCATGATTATGGCAATTGCGCTCATGGGAATCCTCAATTAAATAAAACGGCTTTCCCTGGCTCACAAAAACTCCCTTTGTGTCTGCATTTTCCAGATATTCCATTACAAGGCTTATAATCGCCACAAAGTATTCCGCAACTACCTTCTTCTGCGCACCCGCTTATTGCTTTGCAAAAAAAGAAGCCTTCAACTTTGCATGGCACAGACTCAAAAAGTTTAAACGGCCTTTCTAGTGTTTTGTCGAAATGCTCTATTGGGTAGGCGAACTCGCTGCTTTCCGTTTCAAAATAAAGTTTCATTTTTTATGTTGTTTAGATTTTTTTGACTTCAAACCGGGTTGCCTCTACCTTGATATTGCCACAGTCTAGCACGTAAAATGGCGTTCCATTGTACATATTGATTGCCGCAACCTTCTTTACCCCAGCCAGGTCGCCGATCTCCCGCCACTCGGCTGGGGTAAATTCTACGGTGTCGCCTACAGCGATTGGCCTTTCTGTGGTTCCCATTGCTCGGTTTTTTCGATGTCCTTTTTTAGCTGCTCCATTGCATCGCTGTTCACCTTGCACATATCACGGGCAAACGGTGAAATTTGCAGGATGCTAAGATGGTTTTTCAGGTGTTGGGTTATGCGTTTTCTGTCTGCTTTGTTCATGGTCAAAAAGGGATGTCTTGGTCTGCGCTTGGCCGCGCTGCAGTTATAATTTCGTTCGTTTCGCTTTTTGGCACGGTGAAATCTGCTACATCAGCCTGAAACCTGTTTTCAGGGAAATCCCTGTAGCCCCTGATTGGGGTGTAAGAAAGCCGAACCGTATCAACGGGGCCATTCCGCTGCTTAGCTACAATAACCTCCCCAACACCTTTCAGGCTTTCGCCGTTTTCGTCTTCCATGATCCCGTAGTACTCAGGGCGATAAAGGAACATAACCCCGTCCGCGTCCTGCTCCAGCGTCCCGGTGTCCCTCAGGTCTGAAAGCAAAGGGCGCTTTGAGCCGCCTCGTGTTTCTACAGCCCGGCTAAGTTGAGACAAGGCGATAACAGGCACGTTTAGGCGCTTTGCCATCCGCTTTAGTGAAGCGCTGATTCCTGCTAGTTCCCGTTCCCGATTTTGAGCAGACGCGCGGCCTTGCATTATCCCTATATAGTCGATCACGACAAAATCAAGTTCGCCACGGTAATGAGCCGCAATGCAGGCGGATTCTATATCGTGTACGGTATAAGCGGTGTCAATTATTTTTGTGTTTCCTTCACTAATTGATGCTGTTTCAGATAGCGCCCGGCTTACTGTCTGCCTGTCCAGGTTGTCCCAATTTTCGAGCGGGTTGATACCGTGCCTTACACCTAGCAGCCTGCGCAGTAGTGCCTCGCCTAGCATCTCCAGGGAGAAATACAGACCCTTTGCGCCTGCATCGTAAAAGCCGGATAGGAGGTTCATTGAAAATTGGGTCTTCCCCATTGAAGGCCGTCCGCCAACTATCCAAAAATCACCAGGACAAAAAGCCTTTACAACATCGCGCAAAGCGTTTGCATGAGGGCGGGCAATATGGAATTTTTCTTTCCCGTCCAGCTTGTCAATGCCCCATTCGACAAAAGCCCCAGCGGGAGATATTGAAGCATCCGACGTATTAACCCCGTATCGCTCCCGTGCTTCATCAACAGCAGCCCGCATGGCATCCACGCCGCTATCTGACACGCTTGCGCTCAGGCCGTGCATCATGGCCATATTCTCCGCCCAAACGCTATACTCGCTCCACCAAAGGTCTACCGCCCACTCCAGGTCTATTTCGGTATCATTTGCGGCGTAATACGATACGTCAACGCCCGTCTTTTGGGCAATGCTCAGGGCGCTGTAGTTTCCGTATTGCAAAAACTGGTTAAGTATTTCTGCGAATGCCGCTGGCAGGTCGCCACCTGAATGAGATAGGGCAACAGCAGACAGCCTCCCTAGGTGCTTGGACAGGTTGAACGGCTCCCTCAACATGGCACCGATCAAAAGGCGCTCTGCCTTTGTCTTCTTTTCGGTAGATATGTAGGCGGGCGGCGTGATGTCTAAGCCGTCTCGTTTTTTGTACTCGTTTCCCATTTTTCTTTTGCAATTAAAAATGCTTGATTAAATATGCTCCGTGTGTTGCTGTCCATTTGTGACACGCCCCAAAGGGCTTTCATTGCTTCTTTTGCCTTTCCCATGTCGCCGTTTGCGGCTTCAATTTTCTTTATCCAGGTAGCTGCCACAACCTGTGTCAGCTCATTCCTTTGTTCTCCTATTGTTTTCATGTATTTCCTCACCTGAATTTCCCGCAAGTGCATCAATAGGCCGTGAACCTTATAACCTTTCGGGGGCATGAACCTTGTGTCTTTTACGGCACCCGTTCTGACAAGGTGCCTGAACGCCAAAAGCTCCTTTTCTGAAAATTCTGGCAGTAAGTCCGGGTGTTCGTCAACAAGCCTTGTGATGGCCTCTTTTTGAGGGTTGTCTCCCATGATGGCAAGCGCTTCGCAAACGCGGCGCAACAGGTTTTCGATTGCGGCTTTTTCGGTCATGGCGTGTAGGCTGGTACTTTTTCCGCCGACTTTGGCGCGGTGTATCTTTGCTCAGTAGGCTGCATGCCCGCTGGCACTCTTGGCTCCGCCATCTTATCAAACCTTGACTGATTCATCAGCCAGGAAGAAAGTTTGTTTTTGAAAAACAGCGCAGGGTCGCTTAAAAAGCGCTGCATCGTGCCACTATCAGCGTGGCTTGAGTATTGCCCGCAAAACTTTACGATCAGTTTTTGCAGGTCTTCGCTTGCAAAAGCCCTCTTTGCCTCGCTATACTTGTTTTTTACCGTTTCAATGTTGAGTGCCGTCCAGGCGGTTATGATCGCCCCGGCTTCGTCGCCGTCGGCTGCCCGCGTTGGAAGGTCTGTCCGGTAGGTAGCGCTGATAGGGTTGGAAAGTGAGCCAGGAAACACAACATGCTCGGCGACCCGAACTAGTGCGCCTGGCAGCGCGTCCGCGTCGGTCGTGGTGGCTATGTAGTTTGCGCCCGCCGCCGCGCCGCCGCCGCCCGGAACTTTTAAATTTTCTTTTTGCTCTGAAGGGAAAAAGTTTTCCGCTTGCGAGGGGGCGGGTTTTTCGCATATACCCCCTTCAATATTCTTTTCAATATTATCAATATATAGTGTTTCATTTTGAAACACCCCGTTGTTTCGATTTGAAACACCTACTGTTTCATTTTGAAACACCTGCTGTTTCATTTTGAAACACCTACCTGTTTCATTTTGAAACACAGCCACCCAATCTTCTCCGTTATTCCACGCTTGAAATACCGGCCCCATAGCATACGTGTTCTTTCCTTTTTCGGTCTTAACCAACAGCAACCAACGGTCTTCGTTCAGCTCATTTATCCATCGGCTAAGGTTGCCGCGCTTCATGTAGCGATACTTGTTAGATAAACTACTAAGGCTTTCTTCTGTCCACCACGTTCCGCGCTGATACATTGAAGACACGCCACGGCGTTTGTTTTCGCCTGTCCAGTAGTCAAAGTTCTTCAAAAGGATCGCCTTTTCAACCCCGTGTATTTCGGCTAACTCAGTATCAAAACTGTGTTCGCGTCCGCTTTTTTGAATATGTGCCATAGCGTTTAGATCATTTTTTCAAGCGTGGAGAAACCATTGGACTGCCATTTCGTCTGCTTTGTAAAAAGCAACCTATCCGCTTTGGGGTAATAATCAACTACAATACCGTCCACAAATTCTATCTTAAAAAAGTGGTCATATGGCGTTATAGTTGCTACCCGGACTGACTGCTGTATTTCAGGCAAAAGCGTTTCCTGGAAGTATTCAAATTTCTTTTCGCGCAATGATTTATAATGCATCGCCCACGCCTTGAAGTCATTTTCTTCGCGGTTTGATTCATCCATCAACTGTTCTGATTTTTTCATTAGCCTATTATTATGCTTCGCAATCAAATATTGACTTCACGCTTTGCGCGCTCATAAAGCGATTTGTCTACCTGAGTAATATCTATCATTTGGCTTTCATTATTTATGGGATAAAATCCTAATTCAGTCATTAGCATTGTCATTACTCTTTCTGTCGGAGTTTCCCACTTCCAATCACCATAAAACATGGCTTTTGCAAGCAACTTAACAATGGCATCTTTTTTCTGATCGTCTGTCATCTTATATAAATTTATGTGGTTCGGTAGGCTAATCCCGAGTTGCCTTATAAGCGTATATGGCTTACATGAAATACTCACCCGCAAGCGGCGTAAATCACAACCGCCCACAGAACTAGCCCGATCAAAATAGCGCGGCATGTGCCGCTTGCGGGGTCTGCGCTATGGTCGTGCTGCATTTCTTTTACTGTTTAACTTCACCTGCTGTTCGCATATCAAGGCAAGCTGAAGCGCGTCCCGCTTGTCCTGCTCTGTCTTGTTCCCTTTGTAGTTGATCGGGGTCAAATTGTTTGCCCGTAGTATGCCCCGGAAAACAGCCTCGTTCGTGATCTTTGCGCCCTTTTGCTTCGGGCTTATGCCTGGTTCGATGCTCGAAAAGCCACGGGCGATGTCGGTAGCTGCCTGGCTTATGCCCATATTTTTCCCCACATCAAGCGCACCGCCCGTCCCGGCCTTTTGATTGAAGAAGGCTTTTTGAAGGTTGCTATTTTCCACAATCACGCCTTTTGGCTCCAGGTCTATAAGCATTTGCACAAACACCCCTAGGTGTTCACAGGCCTTGAATGTCACGGTGTTATCCACCCGGCAAATAATTGCCACCCAAAAGCCGCCTTTTCTCAAGGCTGGGTCTACGCCGATGAATGTGGTTTCCATGTGTTTTGAAAATGTGGGGGCGGCATCCTCCAACACCGCCCCCGGGTACAACTCGGGAAAGTTTGTTACATAGAATCGAGTAGTAAACCGCGAACGCCACTACAATACTTGCAAGGGCACAAATCGCGTTCTCGAACAGCTCTTTTTGTTTCATGTCGTATTTAGTATTGGTTGCCAAAAAATGTGGGGGGCAACGGATTAAAAGCATTTGTTCACTCGAACATTTCTAGCTGCTCTGCTTGCTTTTTCTGCTCGTTCACCAGGGCGTAGTGTTCTGCCTTTCGGCCTCCAGGGTTCTTTTTCACCTCAATGAGTTTCAGCTCCATTTTGCGGCCATCAAACACAATCCCATTTTCTTTTATCACGTTGAGCCGCGCCGAAACTGTAGAGATTTGAGATAGGCCATAATTGCTGGACTTCATGAAATGCTCCGCAATCGTGCGGATGCTGTGCGCCCGCCCGGCTTTCGTTTCTTTCTCAAGGAATGAGGCTACTTTGAGTATTTGGGTGCCCTCGTTTTCAAGGGAGTGGTAAGATTCTATACTAGTTTGAGTTGCCATATTGCGTTGATTTTGTCGGTTAAAAAAGCCACCCAAACTACTTTTAGCCTGGGCGGCTTTCGATTTTCCCGGTTTCTGCCTATCGTTGCGACAGGTAAAAACCACTACCAAATGTTAATCTCATGAAAAGTTTTCGTGGGCTACCGGGAATCGAACCCGCATTTGCTCCAAAAGCCCCTTTTAAAATCCCGGCTACTTTGCAGCCGCCGGGTCATTCCTTAAACCGCTTTTCCTAATGTTCTTTCAAAAACCCGGCTCCATCTCGTTTCCTGTCCGGGAATTTCCCCTGTTACATCAAATTTCTACTA